GCAGGCCTTCGTGAAATTGACGAAATGCGATGTGCCGATGATGGTCATGGTGCTTGTCCTTTCAGGTGCTGGGATTAGGGTTCGCTTCGCCTCGGGATGCTAGACGTTGACGTACTTGGCCGTTGCCGCATCCCAGACTTGCAGCGTTTCGCGCTTGCAGTAACCGCTAGACCGAAACGCCTCGCGCATTGCGTCGGGAACGTCTTTAGCGCCGATCATAATCCAGCCAAAGACTCCGCGAATGCGATACGAAGTGAGTCCGGGAGCCGCGCAAGGCCTTTCGTGGGCGTGATAAGTTTGCATAGTGTTTCCCCTTTCAGGTGCTGGTGATACGCGAGGCAAAGCGAACTAAACTCTTGAGATTGCTGGCATATCGGAAATCCCCCACCGCAGCAGGGGATTGCGCGCTAGGTCAGCTAGAAACGTGGCAATTTGCGCATAGCTTCGGCACTAGCGGCCATTGCATCTTCAAACGTCTTGAAAACTGTTCCGCAGTAATCGCACGTCGTTCCGTGCAACGCGGTATGGCAGCAATAGCCGTCATCCAATGCATGGGCGATATGATCGGCCAAGCGGTTCATTCTCTCGGTTTCATATTCAGCGGCGTTTTTGTAGCGCATGATACGGTCTCCCATAGGGTGAGGGGTTAGCGGGCGAGAGAAAGGCGAAATTCGATCTCATCGAGCATCGCCACGCCTCCTTTAGTGAGGCGGAAACAGTTATAAGGATTGCTGATTTCGGGACGCGGGCCCCCAAACGCAATCAAGTTGTTGCAGAGATACGTTTCGCCATTCTCGCGACCAATGCGGCCGGTATGATGAACGCCACGCAACAGCCGAGCATTCTTGCGGTCATGCTTGGCCTGCTCTTTAGCGATAAACTCTGATTCGGTCATATGCGGTTCCCCTTTGCTGACAGTGAGAGTATGGGGAAGCCTATAGCGATTGTCTAGCAGTCATTGGCGCATAGCTGTGCATAACTTTAAGCATATCGCTAGACATTGGATGATGCTATAAAGAGTGCATGGCAAAGGACACGCGGCCACAGATCAATATCAGGGCGAAAGCTGAAGAAATCGGCCAATGGACCGAAGCGGCAAACCTCAACGGTTTGAGCCTGTCAGCATGGCTGCGGATGATTGCCCTTCGAGCAGCGCGCAAGGACATCAAGCACGCGGAACAAGGTCAGTAATGCTGACTAGTTTTGTTTGCTGACCCAACAATCTTAGTCACAGATCGGTATCAACGCCTATCGATGGTATTGGCAGCGACACTTGACGCCTAGATATTACCTCGTCATTGTCCTCGCGCGCATTCTCATACGGTTCATCCATCCCTTGGAGGTTATGAACCTTGACGATCATCGATCGCCTAACAGCTGCTATCCGCATTGCAGACCAGTCCGTCGAACACGCCCAATTCCAGGCAGACTATCGAAACTGGCTGGAGGTCCGCACAACCTTGCTGGCCGCAAGGGACGAGCTGGCCAAGCCTATTCCCGGCATTCACGCGGCAGTGCCATCGCCCATGGTGTTGCCTGAGCTTGTGAAGCTCGACGGCCGGACCAAGGAAGCCAGAGCCCTGAAGGCCGCAAATGTCTGACCTGTCGATCAGACAAGACAAGTTTGCCCGTGAATACGTGAAGACAGGTAACGGCACCCAAGCTGCAATCAAAGCCGGATACGCCCAGCCAAGTGCTCACGTCCAAGGCTCAAGGCTGATAAGCAATGCTAAAGTCTCCAAGGAGATCGCAGCCCATAGACGCCGCATGCAAGAGCGCCTCGACATCAGCAGAGAGACGCTGATCAACAATGCTGCCCATATTGCAGAGCAAGCATCAGTAGACCAGCAATACGGACCAGCCATAAAGGCAACAGAGCTGATTCTAAAGGCTCAAGGCTACCTGGTAGAGAGAAGCCTGAACCTCAACGCAGACGTAACTCAACAGCACCTGGACGCACTGATGCAGTACACCGAACAACGCATCGGTGAAGCAAAGCAAGAGATACGCGAGGAGATCAGACATGGTGATAGCGGCAACCGCGGCGCCAGTATCACCGACGTGTGCACAGATAATGCAGATCATAGTATGGATGTTATGACAAATGCTGCGCACGTTGATGCAACCGACAACGCAGACGCAGCTAACCCATTGAAGGACAACGACATTCAGCCTGATAGCACTGGGGAGTGAAGAGCCCCCCGGATGCGGTGACCACCAGAGGGGGCGGCTGCCGATGCAGCACTCCCACATTCTGTTCAGGAAATTTAGAAAAATTGGGGAGTAGCAGTGATCCGAGTCCGAGAAGAGCCTTTGGTGAGGGTTGCGCCTACGTTACGAAAGGCTGTTACGAAACAGCGTCTTGTTACGAAAGGTGGGAGGCCCCGGAAGTACGAGAGCGGGGCTGCCAAACAGGCGGCTTACCGGGAGAGGAAGTGGGCTCGTGGCTGACGACTATGATCTTGATGCTCGGCACAAGCGTGTGCGGGACATGAAGGAGTTGCTGTGGAAGGCGTTGAACCATGACGATGACCCGAAGATCGGAGTGATGGCGTGTCTGTCGGTGGCGGCACAATTTATCAATCATGAGGACGATTGCGCGGAGTCCTTCAGGAAGGCAATCACCTACCTGTCGCGGCTGGTTCATTGTGACCGCCAGGAATACTTGGTGGCGATGCTGAAGCACTATCCCGAGCTTCTGAATGCGGTCGAGGCCAGCGGCAATGGCTGAGACTGCCCTGAAGCCTCGTCCTGCCCAGTTGAGGGCTGCCGAGCAGGCGAGGGTCATGTTCGACCAGTACACGGCGTTTGTGCACAGGTACCGGCATGACCCTGTGGCCTTTGCCGAGGAGGTCCTGAAGGTCGAGTTGCTGTCGTGGCAGCGCGAGTTCATGCGAAGCGTAGCGGAGGGCAAGCGAAGGATCAGTGTCAGGACGGGCCATGGGGTGGGCAAGACCGCCGCCTGCGGGATGCTGGTCGTATGGCACCAGACGGTCAGGTATCCCCAGAAGACCGTGGTGACGGCCCCTGCTGCAGGACAGTTGTTCGACGCGCTGTACCCCGAGATCAAGAAGTGGTTTTCAAGGCTGCCAGAGTTCTGCCGTGTCCTGTTCGTCGTCCTGACCGACCGGATCGTCCTGAAAGCGGAACTGGACCGGAAGATCGAAGAGTCGTTTGTGTCAGCGAAGACCTCCTCTATGGACCGGCCGGAGGCCATGCAGGGAGTGCATTCAGACGGCTTCGTCCTTTTGATCTTCGACGAGGCTTCCGGGATACCGGAAGCAGTCTACAGTGCGGCCGCTGGCTCGATGTCCGGCCACAACTGCGTCACGATCCTCATTGGCAACCCGACCCGCAACTCGGGCTTCTTCTTCGACACCCATAACAGTCTCCGGGCCAACTGGACGACCATGCACGAATCCTGCGTGGGCAATCGGCTGGTGAGCAACGACTTCATCGCCGACACGCTTCACAGATGGGGCGAAGGCAGCAACGAGTATAGAGTAAAAGTCCTCGGCGAGTTCCCCATCAGCGAGGCCCGGACGCTTATCAGTGCAGACCTCGTAGACGGAGCCATGAACCGCGATGTCGTCCTCAACCCCAAAGACCCTATCGTCTACGGCGTCGATGTCGCTCGATTCGGTGACGACAGGAGTACCATCTGCAAGCGACAAGGCAACATCGTACTCGAAGTTAAGTCTCAGAGGGGATTGGACCTCATGGGCGTTACTGGCTGGGTCGCTGCCGAAGGCAATGTGGACCGACCTGCCGAGATCATGGTCGACAGCATTGGCCTCGGAAGTGGCGTCGCTGACCGCCTTAGAGAACTCAAGTTCAACGTCCGCGATGTCAACGTCTCCGAGACGACCTCGATGAACCTCGGCGCCTACCGATTGAGGGACGAACTCTGGATCATGGTCAGGGACTGGCTCAATACCAGGGTGTGCCGTCTCCCGAAGGATGATGAACTCCGCATGGAACTGGTCTCCACCTGCTACGACTACCACAGCACAGGGCAATACAAGATCGAGACCAAGGACAGCATGAAGAGCCGCCTCCGCCGCTCGCCCGATCTTGCCGATGCTTTGTGCCTTACGTTCGCCGGCCAAGGAGCACTCGTGGGCGGCCGCGCCCCGGCGTGGGTTCCCGGCATCCCCCTCAAGCGCGGTCTTAGAGGTGTCGTATGAAGGGCCTCAAATCTATTTACGTCACCGACTTTGGTGTCATGAGCCTTCCAGTCGGCAAGCTGGAAAAGGAGGCTGCGGCCACGCAGCGTGCTTTCTGGAAGTATCATGCCGACGACATGGTCGGCGTTCCAGAGGTCGTCGTCGATAACGCAATCGTATTGCAAACCATGAACGCCAAGGCGAGACGCCTTTGGGTCAAAGGAAAGGACATCAAATGAGCGCGAAAAACATCAGCAGCGAGAAGATGAACACATCCGGCATGACCGGCGGCCGCTCGGGCGAGACCCGCCGCGTGATGACTCCCCAACCGAACAACGTGCAGGCCAAGGGACCGAAGGGCGGCAAGATGGCAATGCCCAAGAAGGGCGGCACCGGAAAGCCGGGATGATGGAAGAAGTCATCCACCTCCCCGACCTCGTGGCCGACCTCAAGCAGCGGGTCGAGGCCCTTGAGCGCGAACTGGCGCTTCGTCAGCCAGCCTATCCCGCGCCAACGGTCCAGACGCCCGTGATCGACCTCGGCGCGCTCTGGGACAACGCTTCCAATGGCGAGAAGAGATGGTCGGAGGAAGACTTCCGTGCCCCTTAAGAAAGGCAAGTCCCGCAAGGTCGTGGGCGAGAACATCAAGACGGAGATGGCTGCGGGCAAGCCGCAGAAACAGGCCGTCGCTATCGCGCTGAACACCGCGCGGAAAGGCAAGAAATCATGGCTAGGATAGAAGGAGCCACCTGATGGCGTGGACAAGCAAGTTCAAGAGCCTCGAATCGGCGTTCGAGAAGCAGCCCAACAGCGTCGGCAACATGCACGGCCCCGCCGCCATGCTGCATCACAAGACCCTGATGCCCCGAGGCAACCCCACCGACATGGGCTCGACCAAGGGTAACGGCCCCGGCTTCGGCAACCCCACAGCCGGAGCCCTCGGCGGCAAGGTCGCGACGACCGCCGTGCAGTCTCCTGCCCAGCACGCCGCCACCGTGAAAGCGGGAATGGCCTCGGGCGCCAAGAGAAAGAAGATCATCTGATGGCCAACCAGATGACCACTACGCAGGGCATCGTGACCGCCACGGCGGTTGCCCAGCTTCTGCTCGCCGCCAATGCCGGCGCTTCCCGCCGCATGGTCGCCCTCCCGGTCGCCGGAACCCTGTGGGTAGGCGGCCCTGGCGTGACGACGACAGGAGCAGGACGAGGTTTTCCCGTCGTCCTCAACCAGCCCTTCGACCAGTGGGGTTCGGGAGACCCCAGCCAGGCCGGCATCTATCAGGGTGCCCTCTACGGTGTCGCCACCGCGATCTGCACCGCCACCGTCGTCGAAGTGTTCAGCTAGTGTTCGACAGCCACATCCTTGCCTGGAAGCGTCATCTCAAGCGGCAGGAGATGAAAGCCCTGCTCGCGGCGGTGGCCGAGGTCCGGCAGGAATGGCGCGTCAAATGGGACGAGATCGACCAGCGTAGCCGGACAATGAAAGAGCAACCATGGCGGACATAGGCACACCCAAAGCCATGGGCGGCGGCCGCTACCATATGCGGCCTGCCGAGAACCTTGAGCTTCCGGGCGACCCCGGCAAGGACAATTCCGGTGCGGGAGGAAAGCCCAAGGGTGTCGGCGTCCTCAACAGCGCCCCCAAGGGTCCGCGTCACCTGATGGACGACTACGAGTTCGGCCTGCAGGTCCATGGCACGATCAGCGACGCCATGCTGTTCATCGACGGCTACATCGCCCCGGACCGGGCATTGGCGCAGGCCTACTACCTCGGAAGACTGTTCGGCAACGAGCAGGAAGGCCGTTCCGAAGTGGTGATGACCGAAGTGCGCGATACCGTGCTGGCCATCATCCCCGATCTTCTCCGGATCTTCACCCAGACCACGACCATCGTGCAGTTCATTCCCTCGAACGCCAAGACCGTGGAACAGGCCGGTCAGGCGACCGATTATGTGAATCACATCTTCTGGAACGACAACGCGGGATTCGAGATCTTCCACAACTGCCTGAAGGACGCGCTGACGGTGAAAACCGGCGTCATCAAGTGGCACTGGTCCGACGACATCGAAGTCACTGAAGCGGACTACTCGGGCATCAGCCACGACCAGCTTCTCCTGCTGCAAAGGGAGGAAGACCTCGAAATCATCGAGGCCGAGCCGGTGACGAAAACCGAGGCTGTGTCGATGAACGGCAATGTCATCGTGCCCGCCGAGGTCGTCTATGACGTGCGGATACGAAGGAAGCGCAAGAAGCAGCGTGTCGTTCTTGAGTGCATTCCTCCCGAGGAGTTCCTGATCGACCGCGAGACGCGCGACCTCGATACCAGCCGTTACATCGGTCACAGAAGCCTCAAAACGGTCTCCCAACTGATCGACATGGGGTATGACGCCGATGAAGTCGAGAACATCAGCAACTCCGACGACAGCTACTACCTCACCAACCTTGAGGCAATTACGCGCAACCCTGCTATCAACATCTTCTCGCGTGATACCGGTCCGAACAGCGCGCTCAAGCGTTTCGTATACGTCGAGTCATGGATACGTATCGACCGCGACGGCGACGGAATTGCTGAACTACGCAAGGTCTGCTCCATCGGTCCCCACATCCTCTTCGACGAAGTAGCCGACGAGGTTCCCTTCGCCGTCTTTTGCCCCGATCCGACTCCCCACCTGCTGATCGGTCAGTCGGTGGCCGACCAGACTATGGATTTGCAGCTCATCAAGTCGGCAGTCGTTCGCGACACGTTGGACAGCCTCAAGCAGTCCATCAACCCGAGAACGGTCGTTGTCGAGGGACAGGTCAATCTCGACGACGTGATGAACAACGAGATCGGCAACATCATCCGAGCGAGACAGCCCGGCATGGTGCAGAGCCTCGACACGCCGTTCCAGGGTCAATACGCACTCCCGGTCATCCAGTACCTCGACCAGGTGAAAGAGAACAGGACGGGAATCAATGCCGGCGCCAACGGCCTCGACGCCGACGCGCTCCAGAGCACGACGCCGACCGCAGTGAACGCCGCCGTGCAGGCCGGACAGGCCCGCAAGGAGATGATCGCCCGCCTGTTCGCCGACAACGGCATGAAACGCCTGATGAAGGGCATCTACCGCATGGTGGTG